GTCTAAGCGTTTTAGGGAATATGCGCGTCGTATTATCGTGGAGCATTTTGATTGGCTTGATGTCGAGATCAAGACGAGTAAGGAGTGGCTTGACAGCTGGAATCAACCATCTTGGCGTAGGGCCGAGCTTGAGAAGATTCTGGAATCTGGTGATTATTTGGAGGACTCCAAGGATCTGGCTAAGATCGATTCTTTCATCAAGAGGGAGTTCAAGCATGTCACAGGCTTGGAATGCCCGCAACTTGGCGAACCAGAGGAAGCGGACTGCGCAATGCAGCCCGTTAAGCACGCACGTCTCATTAACGCCAGGCGAGACGAGGCCAAACTGCTTTTCGGGCCCATCGGGTCTGCCATGGACCAAGTTGTCTTCAGGAATAAACATTTCATTAAGAAGGTTGCCTGGAAGGATCGGGCGAAAACGATTAGCGATAGGCTTGTCGGTGCTGGCCGCGTATACGCTAACCTTGATTATACTAGCTTCGAATGCTCTTTTGGTTCTGAGTGGATCAGAGATATCGAGGTCTGGGCCATGGAAGAGTGGTTCCAGAATGTCCCTTCCTTCAGGGACATCATTGTCAGGGTGCTTGGACCGGTGCTGGCAGGATTACAATCTATCCGGAACAGCTTATATAAGCTACTCATACGAGGCACGAGAATGTCTGGCGAGATGTTCACCAGCTGCTGCAACGGACTTGGAAACTACGTACTCGTCCAGTGGCTCTTCTCGGGCTGTCGGGAGGATTGTTTACTTCTGGACTTCTTTCTGGAAGGCGATGACAACGTACTCGCTCTCTGCGGTCACAGCGACACAGCTGTGGCGGACGCTCGAAGTCTTGGCTTTGATCTCAAGTATCTGCGCATTGATCATCCTGGTAAGGCATCTTTTTGCGGGTTGCTTTACTCGGAGCACAGCGATCCTATCAGAGACGCTGCGCCGGTACTTGCCAAATTCGGGTGGACCAACCCCGCCTACCATGGGTGCGGGGATCGTTTGAAACGGCGTCTATTACTTAGCAAGGCGCTGTCAGTGGGCTACGAAAACGGGAAATGTCCAATTCTCTGGAAATTAGCCCAGGTGTTCCTCAGAAAATTAGAGGGCACGAAACTAGGAGACACCGACAAGTGGCGTCATCTCGATCAGTACGAGAGACTTCGCTTGAAGGAGGCTTTGGACAATGGGCCGGACATCAACGAGCCCACCATGAATACTCGCTTATTCTACGAAGAGACATTTGGTGTACCTGTTATACAACAGCTGCAGATAGAACGCGAATTAGAAGAGTGCGGGCCGGGCACCCCGATGTGTCTGCCGAGCTTCATTTTTCCGACGGTCTATACTGTGATGTACAATACCTATGTCGCTTCAGAGAATTTGCCCTATGCGTGTATTTTATGGGAAATGGGGGGAGGGGGACATTTACGGGATCTTTAATCATCTCTTATCTTTTTCGTTAGTCGAGCCGTAGACTAGCTAATTGTGCTTGAGCGC